GTGAGCACAGCAACGTTGAACCCGTTGTTGAGGAACCGCGCTCGCCCACAGTTGCGCGATATCTCGAAGCTCGTCGGCATTCGCTACCTTCGCGCTTCGAAGGACTCAAGCGGGCGTGAGATCTCGGTTGCTTCGCAGGACGATGAAGGAGAGGAGTTTTTCGACGAAAACGGCATCACCCACCTTCGCACCTACACCGATAACAACCTGAGCGGATCGCATTTCGGCAAGGATCGCCGCGACGACTACGAACGGGCACTGGACGACCTCAAGTCAGGACGCGCACACCTGCTGTGGACTTTCGACAGCAGCCGAGCGCAACGAGATCTTGAGATGTACGTCCAGCTTCGGAAGATCTGCATTCAGACGGGTGCGTACTGGGCATACGGCGGTCGCATCTACGACATGACCGACCCCGTGGACCGCAAGATCACAGCACGCGACGCCGCCGAAGCGGAAGGCGCGGCGGACAACATCTCGATCCATTCGCGTCGCGGTGTCCGCCAGCGGGCGAAGCGCGGGGACTACTTCGGGCATCCCGCCTACGGGTATCGCCCCACGTACTGCCCTGAGACCGGCGAACCGTTGGGGTGGGTGATCGTCGAGGAGGAGTCCGCCACCATCCTGCGGATGGTGGAGTGGGTCAAGGAGCGCAAGAACCTCCGTTGGATCGCGAACACTCTCAACGATGAGGGTGTGCCCTGTCCTCACGAGGGAAGGTGGGACCGGCGCAAGGTCCTCAAGCTCGCCGCCACCTACGAAAACGATCTTGAGTGGCATCGGTTCACGAAGTCACTCACGGAGAAGCAACACAAGTGCGCGCTTGCCGTGGTGATGCGAGTTCACGCGGGTGAGGCTCCAAAGGAGATCGGCCGGGACCTCAACCGGCGTGGCATCTCTTACGTGGTGGCGTCCCGCTGGGACGGGACCAAGGTGCGCAATGTGGTCAAGTCCAAGCCGCGTGCTGGGATGCGGGTGCATCTGGGCAAGGTCGTCAAGCACAAGGTGATGGACCCGACTGCGCCGGAGGGGTTCCGGATGGAGCCGGTTCCGGTCACGTGGAAAGAGATCATCTCGCCGGATGATCACGTGAAGGTTCTCGCGATCCTGGAGGACCCTGCACGCGCGACGCATCGGGAAGGGACCCGAGCGAAGCATTTGTGGACGGGCATCGCGCGGTGCGGCGTGTGTGACGGGCGGTTGGAGTCGCGCAACTCGGCCAAAGGACGCCGCCTCGGGTGCATGGACCGAGGTTGTGTCTCGCGCCGCCAGGACTTGGTGGAAGCGTGGCTGACCGAGCAGGCGATTCAGCTTCTTGAGCGTGAGGACGCGGCTCAGTTGTTCCGCCTCGACCAGCCTGTTGACACGGCGGCTGAAGCACTCGACGAGGCCGAGCGTCTGCGCGCGAAGCTCGACGGTTTCCGGGACGACGTCCTGGCGGACCGGATCACACGTGAGAGTTTCGCGATGTTCGAGGCGGCCCTACTTCCGGAGATCAAGAAAGCGGACGAACGGGCCAAGCGCGCGGCGTTGCCGCCGGTGCTGTCGAAAGTCATCGGTCCCGATGCCCGTGGGGTCTTCCTCGGTTTGGACATCGCGCAACAGCGCGAGATCCTGCGGGCGATCATGCGCCCGAGGATGAACCGGGCGAAGACCCGTCCTCGCAACGGGTTGGAAACCGAGACGATCGACTCAGGTTTCCTGTTCACCAGTGACGCGTCCGACGAGTCGGTGCCTGCGGCATAACAGCTCCAACGCACGAATGACCCCCAGTCCCGTAGTCGGGACTGGGGGTCTCTTCATATCCGGCTAGGCGTTCGGCCCGTGCCCGGCAAGGGCGTCACGAACGTGAGGCCGGAACACGGCGGCGACGAGGTCGAGTTGCGCCGGGGACAGCCTCGGTGTTCCTGCGACCCTGGCACGGGCCGTCGCCAGGTCTTCGGCCGTGAGCACCGTTCGAGGGTCGGGGATGCTGGTCACCAGGTGTCTCCCTCGCGCTCAGAGGGCACGAGAGCCCGTCCGGCGCTATCTCGGGGGTCAGACAAGGGGGTCACCTTGCGCTCGGCGCTCAGGACGAATCCGAGCGTGCCGAGCAGCACGACAACGGCGTTGATCACACCCGTGATCGCACTGCCCTGGTCGGTGCTGAGAAGGCCAGAGCCGACCAGGCCGGAGACCAGGGCGGTGAGTCCACCGACGATGGACGCGATAGTGCGCAACGGGCGCGGGCGAGATTCAGTGGCGGACAAGAGAGTTGTTCTCCTCGGGTAAGGGTTCAGTAGCCGACGTAGCCGCGTCCAGCGCGGACGTTGACAACGCCGGGAACGCGGCTTTCGCTGCCGTATCGGTTTCGGGCGTAACGGATTCCGGCGATGATCGAATCCACCGGGTGGTAGATGTCCGGGTAACCGGGCAACTGCCACGCCGAGAAAGTCGGGCCGATCGCTTGAATCAGGCCCTTGGACGGGGTCCCCGCCCAGTAGTTCGAGTCCCATTCGTTGATGGCGCAGGGGTTTGCGCTGGACTCGTAGGCGATCATCAGGTGCACGGCGGCCCGGTCGGTGATCGGCGCTTCGCCGTGCCAGACCAGTGCGGCGGATGCCTGGTCGATCCACCGGTCGAGCTGGGCGGCGGTGGCGACGCCGCACGCCGGCATCGGATCGCGCGGCGGTGGCGCTGGAACCGGTGGGGCGGGTGGGTCAGGGGGTGCGGCGGTCGTCGTCGTGGCGACGGGAGAGGCCGGCGACGAGGCGGAGGTAAGCCGCGGGGGCTCCGCCTCGGGCGGCGGTCTCGGCTCGACGAACAGGGAAACCGTTGTGCCGCCGAGGAGAACGACGACCAGCAGCAGCGCCGCAGCGCGCCGGGTCACCGGAACAGGATCGCCCAGTCGTCCCACCAGACCTCACCAAACCTGGTGGTGCCGGGGACCTTCGCGCGCTGCCACGCGGCAACGGCGTTCGTGGTCTCGCGCTGGTAGATCCCGTCCGCCCAGCCGGGGTAGGTCGGCGCGTATCCCCACTGCTGCATCCGCTGTTGGATGAGCTTGACGTAGTACGCCTCGTTCGGGATGCCGCCCTGGCTCACAGGTGCGCCGCCGTGAGACTCACGCGGCCCCGCGATGTCGCCGAAGTACTCATCACGGCGCAAGGGGAACGTCGGGTATGTCGGCGGCCGGGGCGGCGGCGGAGCAGTCGCGCCGCCGAGCATCGGGATGTTCCACGGGCGCGGGTCGTCGCACAGCGGCGAGTCCATGACGCTGATGTGGACATGGGAACGGTGCGGGTTGGAACCGTTGTACCTCACCCACTTCCACGGGTTGTACGGCGGTCGGGAGTCGAGGATCAACGCGTTCGCAATCAGATACTTGATCCTGGGATCGCGGCTCGCGGCGAGCTGGTCGGTGAACTTGTCGATGTCCATCCCGTGGGCGGGGTCGTGGGTGATGTCCAGTGCGGTGACGATGCCGCCGTACCACGGGGTGTGGTCGCTTGTGGAGTCGTGGTTCTCGTCGCCGATCGTTCCGTCGGATGCCTTGTTGCGGTTGGGGAACGCGGCGTTGATCTGGTCTCGGAGGGTGAGCAGGGATCGCGCTACACGCCAGGCCATTCGTTCTCTTTCTGTTGGTGGGCATGACAAAGCGCCCGCCACCGGGAGTGATGACGGGCGCTGGTCTTGGTGGGTTTGGGAGTTAGGGGACGCGAATGCCTTCACGGAGCAGCCGCGCTCGGGCGCCGGGGTCGAGTAGTGGGTCTGGTGACAGGCCGGTGTCGGTAGGCGGGCCGGGGCTGTCGATGGCGCGCAGGCTGAGGATCTGTTTGATGCTGCCGGTGTTGTCACCGCTGAGCCGGATTCCGACTACCCATGCGAGCAGGGACAGGCGTGCGCCGACGTTGTCGATGACGGCGACCAGGTCGCCGAGTTCGATGCGGGGATCGGGCAGGATCTCGACGTCTCCGAGCGTGGGCAGCGGAGCCGAGGCGACCGAGAGCAGGTAGTTAGCCACGCGTCGGGCCGCTTGGAAGGTCTGAATCCACGGCGTCGCGGGGACCTGGTAGACCTGCGGGCCGTAGCGGGCGCGGCTGGGGTTGTCGGTACTGCGCCACGACATCCGCGACGGGCTTCTTTGCGCCAGACCGGTGGAGTAGATGGCCAGCGATGACGCCCCGCCGGAGGTGACGAGCACCAAGTGCTGATTGAGCACGTTGCGGAACGTCACGGTGAGCTTGGTTCCGTCGCGCTCCACCGTGGTTTCCACGGCACCGTGAACACCGGCCCGACCGTCGAGGTCGGTGGCGAACCGCACGCGTGAGGTGTTCTCGGGTGGGGTGGTCACGTAGACGACGGGTGGTGCGGAGTCGTACTCGGTGACGTCGTACTCGTAGGTCAGTGAGAGGGACGCGTTTGGGATCTGTTGTACGCGGGGTTCGGTGAACCGAAGGGCGGCGGTGCCGGGCTGGTAGGTCTGATACGGGACGTCTACGACGTTGCGGACGTTGTCGATCGCCTCGAACACTTTGATGCTGGCGATCTCGCGTTCGCTGGTCGCCACGTGCACCTTGTCAAAGGAAGGGTTGAGGAACCTGCGGTTGGTGCGCCAGCGGAAGATGCCCAGCGCGTCGAACTCGGCGGTTGCCTGCTCGGCCTGTGCGACGTCGGTGATGACGTCCCATGCCGAGCCGTTCACCGGTGGGATGGCGGCGAGTTCGGATCCGATCTCGTCGAGCACCGCGCCGCGTGTCCAGCCCTGTTGCTCGAACTCGGCCTGTGTGGGTGGACTGTTGCGAATGGACACCTGAACCGCTTCGCACGGCACACCGGAGGTGAGCTGGACGTAGTTCAGGTTGCTGCGGGGCATCGGGTCGAACAGCGACGTGTCGTCGACCGTGTAGGGGTTTCCGGGGCCGGACAGGTACAGCCACGCGCGGGGTTGTAATCCGTCGAACTGCCAGTACACGCCGATGTGCCAGCGCCCCCGGCCGGAGATGTTGGGCCGGGTGAAGATGACCACGCTGGCGTTGGTGCCCAGCCACACCTCGTCACGGGCGAAGTCGACGATCATGCGGACTTGGTTGGTGGCGCCGTCGGCCTGGTAGAACGCCATCAGCGTGAATTTGCCCGAGGCGGCTGCGCTGGTGGTGTCGGCCCAGGTCTCCATGAACAGGCCGCGTCCGGGCACGGTGGTTCGGGTGCGCGGGTCCCAGCGGATCGTGTACTCGTTGCTGGTGGTGGGGGCCATCTCCCACGGAACGTTCGTGCGGGTGTAGCCCGTGACGCCGGAGTGCTGGCGGTAGAACCCGATGTCCGGTGTGACGCCGCCGTGCAGGCTCGCGTACAGGATGCAGTCCTCACGCGGCGGCGGTGCGGAGTGGATGCCCGCGTTGCGCAGGAGGTGGTCCACTACCCAGACGCCCGAGCTGATCGGGCTTCCTGCCGTGGCGGTCACGGTGACGGGGAGCCGGGCGGCGTCGCGCAGGCGCTCGGCCGCGTCCAGTGCGGACACGGTGACAGTGCCGGTCGCGCTGTCGGCGGCGCGGTCACGGACGGAGCCGCGGAACGCCGGAAGGACGCTGGTGTCCAGGCCCCAGCCGTGCACCGCCGATTGCCGTGGCCGGACGATGTCGGACGTGGCGTGCGGGGCATACGGGCTGTAGAGCTGGGTGGCGGTCTGCTCGCCGTCGCCGGACAGCGTGAGCCGGAGCTCGGCCGCCGCCGATCCCTGCACGGCGCGCATCGGCGCCGGGAGGTCGGTGGCGTAGGCGCGGTCCAGCGACCAGGACGTGACTTGCTCGGTCAGGTCCTTGCCGCCGAAGCGGGTCAGGGTCGTGTTCTGCCGTTCGGTCGCGGCCAGGGCGGCGACGAGAGCGGGGTCAGCTTCGAGCACGGCGCACCTCCACCAGGTCGAGGGAGAGGTCTCGTCCCCACGGGCGTGGTTTGTCGCTGTAGGACGTGACGGTCATGGCTGGGCATCCGTCGCCGAGCGGTACCGGGACGCCTGGTTGCGCGGGGACGTCCATGCTCAGCCAGGCGGGGCCGACGAGGACGGGCGCGGGCAAGGCGACCAGGCGCACGGTCGGGCGGACGAACACGGTTCCGGCCGGGGGCAGGTCGTAGACGGTGACGCCCTGCGGCGAGCTGCCGAGCAGGGCGCCGCCCGCGTCGAGGTAGTCGAGCGCGCACACCCCGGACAGCGGGGCGAGCGCGGCGGCGAAGCCCAGCCGCGCACCGGCTACGACAGGCCAGCCACTCCAGTACGGATGCCGCCACCTCAGCGCCGACGTGGACGAGGTGTTGCCGATGGTGACCTGACGGTCAGCCCGTTGGGAGAGCGCGCCGCCACCGTTGGTTTCGTAGGCGCCGAGAGGGCCGTAGCCCTGGGACTGCGGCCCGTCGAGCAGGTTCAGCGCGACCGGTTCGATCACGGCGAACGGAGCTGGACCGGTAACGCGGCGTGCGAGCGCTTCGAGCCATCGCGCGTCGTCCTCGGTCAGGCTGTCGAAGCTGAGCGAGATCCGGCGCGGTGGCGTGGCCAGGCTGGTCACGGTGACGCTCCCGGCCAACGATCGGAACTCGGTCACGCCGAGTCCGATCGAGCGGTCGTGGTCGGTGGCGGCGTCGGTGATCTCCCGCAGGCGGCCGGGTGGTCCGATCCACAGTGATTCCAGCGGGGTTCACCTCCTCGACAGCACCCGTGCCCCGTCTGCGGTGGCGCGGGCGATTTCGGTTGTGCCGACCTGCACGACGATCGGCCGATCGGACAGGGCGGTGACCGCGTCGAGGAACTTCGACAAGTCCGCCGTGCTGACCTGCTGTGCGGCTGCGCCGCGCGAGTCGAGGCCGGCGGGCAGCGCCGATCGTGGCGCGGGCAACTCGGGGATGCGCTCGGTCAGGCCGGACAGGTAGCGGCGGACTGCGGGCTCTTCACGGGCGAACCCGTCAACGAGTCCGCGCATGATGAGAACACCGTTGTCCCGCAACAGAACCCGGTCCCTGGCGGGCGGGCCCTTCCACGAGGGCAACAGGTTCGTGACCTGCCTGAGCTTGTCGCGCAGGTACCCGATCATGGCGTCGATACCGCGTATCAGGCCCCGGATCAGGTTCTTGCCCGCCTCGACCAGCAGCCCGTTGAGATCGCCGAGCGCGCCGATCATCCGGCCCGGCAACGAACCGAGCAGCGTGATCAGCCCGCCGACCATGATGTCGGCCGCGCCCCGGACGAACTGGAGAGCGCCCGAGACGATGTCCCGCACGCCGGACCAGGCACGCGACCAGTCGCCGGTGACAAGGCCCATCGCGACGGACATGATGCCCTGGAGGATGCGCAGCGCACCGGACACAGTGGACACGATGTTGCCGAAGATCGGAATCACGATCTCGTTGAGCAGGAACCGAAGTACGGGAAACAGGTCGTCCTGGAATCGGGCCGACACCATCGCGGCCATGCCGCCCCAGGTGGCGAGCACGTCGGCCGCCTGGGTCACCAGCGGCACCACGGCGGTGATCATCTGGACGAGGGCGGGCAGGACCTCGACGACCAGGCGCAGCAACAGCGGGTAGTTCGGCAGCAGGCCTTCGGACCAGACCCGCATCCACGCTTCCGCCAAGGGCGGCAGAATCGGAAGAAGTCCTTGCAGGGCAATGAGAAGCGTCTCGCCGAGCAGGCGGCCCAGCTCGACGAGCTGAGGTGTGGCGGTGGCCAGACCGTTGCCGAGGACGTCGGCGAGCTGGCGCACGACCTCGACGACGACCGGGAGGACGGGCAGGGCGGCTTGCAGCCCGGCCAGTAGGACCTGAGCCCAGAGGTCGGCGAGCTGGCCGACCAGGGGCAGGGCGGCGGCGAGCGCGTCGAGCAGCGTGCCGCCGATCGCGGCCGCAACGGGCGTCAGCACCCGGAGCAGCGAGGCCAGGGCGGGCGCGGCGATCTGGAGTGCCTGGACCAAGAGCCGTCCGAATTGGACGATCAGCGGGGCCGCTGCGCGGGCCAGCTCGATCAGACTTGGTGTCAGCTCACGGATTGCGCCCGCGAGTCCGCCGCCGACGACCTCGGCGACCAGCTCGGCGATAGCCGGGGCCAGCTCGGCGGCGACACCGGACACGGCGGTCAGTGCGGGCACGAGTACCGAGGCGAGGGCCTGCGCCGCGACGCCGGCGAGTGGCGCGAGCGCGGCGAGAATCCGACCGGCCGGTTCTGCGGCGGCGGCCAGGGTGCCGAACGCCACCCCGATCACGGGTCCGAGCTGTTCGATCGCCGGGGCGACGTAGGTGACGATCGCGTTGCCGACAGCCAGCAACAACGGCAGGAACGCCGCTGTCACCGCCCGCAGACCGGAGAAGATCTGTTGCAGCGCAACGCTTCCCTCGCCCGTGGAGAGGAACGCGGCGAGTGCGCCGGTCAGCGTGTTGAGGTTTCCGAGCAGGCTCACGCCGCCGGAGTTCGCGGCCATGAAGACAGCGCCGATGATCTGGAGAATGTTTCCCAGCAACGTGAACAGCTCGCCGAGCGTGGACAGACCAGAGGAGATCCACCCGGCCAGTTGGCCGGTTTGCCGTGCGTGGCCGATGAACTCACCGAAGTTCGTTGCCCCCTGGGCGAGGCCTTCGGCCAGCGCGGGCAGGAAGCCCGAGCCCACGGCGGCGATGTCGCGCAGTCCCGACAGGACCGGCGACACGCCACCGGCGAGCGCGCTCATGGAGCGCGACGAGTTGTCCAGGATCAGGCGGACGTCGTTGACCGTGCGCGATTCCCGGCCCCACGATGCGAAGCCGCGTGCGGAGAGGTTGAGCGCGTCGGCCATCTCCCCGAGGCCGGTGCGCACGGCGGGCAGGTGCAACGCACCGAGGTCGGACACCTCACGCGCGAGACCGGCGAACAGTCGCTGTTGGACGTCGAGGCGCAAGGTCCCGAACTCGCCCTGAATCTCCCGCACGGCGCGGGCGGTCGCCTGCATGTGCGGGGGCATCTTCGCGATGGCCTCGGCGAACGCGGCGGGGTCGGTCTCCGCGAACGCGTCAGCGAGTCCGCTGGTGCCCATGCGCAGCACGGCGAGCGCCGCCGCTGCAGTGAGGCCTGCAGCGGGGACGAGCAGCAGCGACCCGGAGGCGGCGACGGCCGCGCCGCCGAGTCCGCCCAGGACGGTCACCAACTGGCCTGCTGCGGCGGCCAGGGCGGCGTAGCGCAGGGTGGACGTGCCCACAGTGGCGGTGTGCCGGGTGATGCTCGCCGTGGACCGGTTGACGCTCTGGTCCAGCGACCCGAGCGCGCGAACCGCCGTGCCCAGCGACTTGTCCAGCGTGACCCGCAGGTCTATGTCCTTGCCGGACTCGGCGCGGCGGAACAGGTCGAGTTCGCGCCCGGCCGGGCCGGTGTCGGCCAGGGTGGGCAGGGTGACGCGCTGCTGCTCGGCTTCGCGGGCAGCGGTGCGGATCTGCCGGACGAGGTCCGCGCGGCGCACTTCGGCGTCCAACTGGACCTTGGGCGCTTCGCGTTCGGCTTCCCGCACGGCCTTGGTGACCGCGCGGCCGATGCCGACGAACGAGGGCATGATCTTGAGGTAGGCGTGACCGATGGCGGTCAAGAGAGGGTCACGCCTCCCTCGTCATCATCAGCGCGATCTCACGCAACGGCCGCGCGGCCGTGGTGTCGCGCTCCCCTCCCTTCGCGGGAGCGGTCGGGGCCGGGCCGGGGTTGTGCGTGTCGAGCGCGTCGAGCGGTGAGGCGAGCTGGTCGTCTGTGGCCTCGTGCCCGAGCAGCGCGGCGACGGCCGCCCACAGAGCGGTGAGACGTCGTTCGGTGGCGGCGGCGAGCACGTCCGCACGGGTCCACCGCCCATCGGGGCTCAAAGCGCGCCACAGCGCCGAATCCGGGGGCAGGTGGGTGACCAGCGCGCACACGCGGCGGAACTCCAGCTCGCCGCGGTAGAGGTCGAGCAGGTCGACCCCGTGGCGCAACAGGTCGACTTCGAGTGCTTCGGCGGTGCGGTCGTCGCTCAAGAGCTGAGCGACGGTCAGCGGTTTCCCGCACCCAGCTCCCCCATCACCACCGCAGAGAACTCCTCGGCGTCCTTGGCGGTGCGCGCGAGCGCGCGCCATGCCTTGTACTGCTGCTCTCCGAGGATCATGCGCAGGGCGGTGAGATGCTTGCCCGCCTCCTCAGCCTCCAGTGCGTCAAGGGGGAAGTCCTCGGCGGTCGGCAGAGCGAACGTCTCGCCGCGCCACTCGACGGTCACGTCGGTCTTCGCGCGGGTGGTCTTGGCCTTGGTGGCGGCGGCACGCTGCCGTGTGCTCACGTGGTTGTCCTCCAACAGGATCGGGCGACGGGTCAGGACTTGTCAGGGGCGACGGCCAGTGAGGACGAGCCGAGTCCGGCGATGACGGCCGGATCGTCGGTCAGCCACACGGCCAGGGTGGTGGACGATCCGGGCGGGGCAAGCGCGGAAAAGCTCATGCCCCAACGGGCTTCCTGTGTCCGGGACCACTGGGCGTCGTCGGTCTCGGAGACCTCGGCGCGCGGGACGTAGAGCCGGTGGTGGTAGATCTCGGTTTCGCTGATCGCGTCCGTCCAGTCGATACACAGCGCCCGGACGTCGCTCTTAGGGAGCGTGCTGATCTCAGCGCGGTACTTCTTGCTGCCCTGCGCTGTCTCCGCGAACACCAGACCGCCGAAGTAGGCGGACAGGACCTGTGCCTTGGTCTCCTGAAAGACGCTCTTCACGGTCAGTTCGTGGGACTTGATGATGTACCGGGCCGGGGTGATGCGCTGCCAGTGCGCCGTCCCCTCCTTTTCCACCTTGCGGGCCAGCGTCACGCCGTCCTCGGTGGTCAGGCCGAGACCGGACCAGACAGCGGGCAGCGCCGTCGTGGCGTCGGTGGGTTCCGGGGTTCCTGGTGGGGCTAGGGAAAGCTCGCCTGTTCCGGCGACGCGGACCAGGCTCGTGTTGATAGCCAAGGGCGTTTCTCCAATGAGGACAAGGGGGAAGCCCGCCTCACCGACCCCCAGTCAATGAGGCGGGCAAGCGGGTGTGTGGGATTGCGCGGGATGTGGTCAGCGCGTCGAGGCGCGGGCGGTCACCGTGACGACGATGAACGCGAGTGGCGCGGAGGTGTGCGGGTCGACCCCGGATATCGGGGCGGTGTCGGGTTCGGCGGCGAGGAACGCACCCGAGGCGCGGCGAGCGCACAGCAGGCCCATCACGAGCGCTACCAACGCTTTCGCCGCGTGCTCGGTGCGGTGCCAGCACGTGATCCGGATCGAGGCGGTCTGAATCACCGGCCAGTCCCAGTCATGGTCATCGGCGGCGACCAGCAGCCACGGCAACGACGGCGGGCCGCCGTTGTGACCGCGTCCGGTTTCCGTGGCGACCTGCACGCCGCGCACGATCTCGCCGGCGTTTCCCGCGAGCAGGCGGCGCACCAGCCGCACCACCAGTTCCACCACGTCGACCGGCACCGGCACACCGGCGGCGGTCACGACCGCTTCCGTTTCCGGCGGCGCGGCTTGCGGAATCCCTTGGCCCGCAACCCGATACTCGCAGCGGCACGCTTCAACACGCCGTGCTTCGCTTCCATGCCGACACCGGCGGGGTGCGGGATCGCCACACTGACGGCTGCCCTGTCGGTGTCGGTCTCCTCCCGTACCTCGACCGGGAGTGGGGACCCGTCCTCGACGGTGTGCCCCTGCGCCCGGACCTCGGCCGCGACTTCGTGCGCCGCCTCGCGCAGCAACTCACGGACCTGTTCGCTCTTGAGCAGCGCGGCGAGGCCAGCGCGGTCACGGTGGAACTCCGCCACCGGGCGTCACCTCCTCGTTCCGGGCTGTGAGCGTGGTAGTCGCCGAGTTGCGGCGCCCTTGACACGCGACCGAGAATCGAACTCATGTTCGAAGGTGTGCGGGTGCCGTTGGATCTCGGCGAGGTGCGGGAGAAGGGCGTTGGTATCCGGTTCGACCGGAACGACGTGTTCCCGAAGTGGTTTGCGCGCACGGGTGTGGAGCCGACCGACCTCATGCGACAGCAGGGTTTCGGTCTGCCTGACGAGGTCGACGCGACGTTGTACGCGTGGGTGCGGACCAGGACCGGACGCCTGCACGGCTACGTGGTGTACGAGCGTGAGACGCCGTTCGGGACGCTGCCGTTCGCGCACACCGTGCCCCGCTGGTATCTGCGGATGGTGCACCCGGACGGAGAGACCCCGTACTGATACAACCGATCAGGTGAAACAGTGGCTCAGCGCCGTGACCGCCCTTTGCCGAAAGCGGATCGTGCAGTACAAGCTGGAAGGTGAACCTTGAACTGTTGGTGCCGCTGACCGCCGCCGTAGTTGCGAGCATTCCCGTGTGGATCTTGGTGGTTGCCCTTCGGGGAGCAAAGCCCGAAGAGCGACCCGCCATCATCCGCGCGTTGACGGGCTTCGTCCGAGCGAACCGGCGTGAGGGAATCCCTATCCGTCAGCGTGAGTCAGGGTCGTCTCGTAGTGAACTCGACCAGGCCGGGGCTCCCAACGCTCGGGGTCGCCCTCGACCTGGTAAACGCGGCCGTCGTGCTCGACGCGTTCGCGCGCGGCGATCGGGTCCAGGGTGAACAGCCACCACGAGCCGGTGACGGCCTGGCGGCCGGGTTCACTGCTGGTGGTGCTCGTGCGGGGTTGCATCATCCCGCGAACGGTGCGGCGGGACGCTGCCGGTCCGTAGTCCAATCGGGACACGGGGTTGTCGTACTCGTCGGGTTGTTCAGCCGGAGTGACGATCGTCAGCGTGTGCGGGAGGTGCAGGCGGCGGCACCTCCCCTTGGGGTTCGCTGTACTCGACGAACCGCCACGGCATCGGCTCGCCGGGTGTGCCGTCCGCGTAGACGACAGGGACGGTGTCCGGGAGGTCGGCGTGGTCTCCCGCGCTGTGCGGGGTGCGAGTCGAGCGCAGGCCGGAGCGGCGCGCGATCCGGCGCAGGACGGCCCGTTCGTCAGTGGTGAGGTAGACGCCGGTCACGGTGGCGTCGCCGTACCGGTAGCCGTACTGACCGATGGTCTCGGACGCGTACCCGTCCGGGTTGCGCAACGCCCGCCCAGCCGCTTGGCACACGATCGTCACGACCACGGCCGGGACGGTCGGGGCCAGCAGCGCGGGCGGTACCTCGGCGCGCACGAGCGCCGAGGCGTCGGTGAGCGCTGCGAGGCCGCGTGCTTCCTCGGGGGTGCCGACGAGGGCGCGTTGCGCGCGGGTCTCCAGCTCCGGCAGCGTCGCGAGCGGCGCGGCCGGGGCGGTCACGGAGTCGCGGCAGTCGTCAGACGCAACGCGCGCTTCACCACGTTGTCGTCCTTCGTGGTCTCCGCACCCGCCAGCGTGCTGACCACGCTGCGGTCCTGCTGGAAACCGGGGTCGTAGTCGCGGATCAGGCGCAGGGCGAAACCGTTGTAGGTCACCGAGTCGCCGAACGTCGCACCGGCCGGGACGTCGAGAGCCCTTGTCACGAGCGGGAAAGCCGTGCGGTGGTAGGCGACGGCGCTTCCGTCCGCGAGGTAGTTGGTCGGCACGACCACGAACCCGTAGAGCTTGCCGATGATCGCGTCACGCAGGGCGGCCGGGGAACCCGAGACGTCCACGGGGATCAGCTTGTTGCGCGGGTCGTTGAGGATCATCGCCTCAACCTCGGCGCTCACCGCGAAGAACCTGTCTTCGACGGGGACACCCGCCTTGTTGAGGCGCTTGCGGGCCTCGATCAGCATCGTGTGAACGTCGGTGCCGTCCGCCTTGAGCGTGATCGAAGACGTGAGCGCGTTCATCTGCGCGGCGAGGAGGCTCTCGACGCCGCGCGCGACGCTCTTGGCCTGCGGGGTGGCGATCTGCGTGGTGAAGTCGCGGACGTTGAGCGTGAGCTGTTCGTCCGGGAGGTTGATTCCCTTGTACAGGTAGGTGTTCAGGCGGACGTCAACGCCGACTTCCTTGACGTCGTCCACCACGATGGGCTGGTTGGCGGAGCGGTTGAAGGTGCGCGCCTCGCCGACCACGGTGTCGGTGCGCACCGTGACCACGTCGCCCTGCTTGCCGCTGAACGAGCTTTCGGCGTCACGCCACGCGGTCGCGCCCAGCACGGTCTGGTTTTCCAGCGCGGCGATGCTCGCGCTGGCGATCTGCTTCGGTGTGAGGAACTGGTTCGGGATGAGCGTGTCTCCTTAGGACAACGGGCCTTATGGGGTGGGCGGCTTGCCGAACACGGCCCGCGCGATCGCTGCCGGGTCGTCCTCGGCGGTCTCGGCGGGCGGTGCCGCCGAAGCTGGGCGCAGCGCCTCGACCGGGCGGCGGCCCGGCGCAGTCGCCGCGGACGCGGCGGGCGTGGCGGGTGCAGAGGCCGGCGGGGCGGCGGACGCTCCCGCCGCGAGGGTCTTGAGCAGCTCGGCGAACGTGGTGGCGTCGGCGGTCAGCTCGGCCTCGTCCTTGCCGCGCAACCGATCGGCGATCGAGTCGTCCAGCCCGGCCGCGCGGGTGACGCGCAGGCGGGTCAGCTGGTTCTCGGCGTCGGCGGCGCGCTGCTCCAGCTCGGGGACGCGGGCCGCGAACGACTGTGCCTCGGCCAGCTGCGCGCGAAGGGACTCGCTGTCGCTGGTGTCCTCGGTGGACGGCCGGGCCGGTGCGGCGGGCGGAGCGCTCTCCGGTGCGACGGCGGGCGCGGCCTGCTCGCCCGTGCCGGGACCGGTGGCGCTGATGGGGTCGGGTGCGGTCACGGGAGGGACCTCCTCGGGTCGGGTGTCGGTCGAGCTGGGGCGGTAGGCCGACCACCAGCGGTCGATGGCGTGCGCGGTCCAGGCCGGGCGTGCGTCGGCGTGGGCGCGGTGCTTGGCGATCTCGGCCGGGACGGCCAGGACGACGACGCGCGACGCGCCCAGGCGAGTGGCCAGGGCGGCGCGGTCGTTCAGGTGAGGTGCGGAGCGGATCACCCAGACCCGCCCGGATTCCGCAGCGGACAGACGGCGTTCGATCTCTGTTCGGGCTGCCGTGCGGATCGCGGGCGGGTGGTCGTAGGGGTGCGGGCTGCCCAGCTCGACGGCCAGCCGGTCGAAGTCCAGGACGAGATCACCGGGGGCCGCGCGGGCGGCGACGAACGTGGACTTGCCCGCGCACGGCGGGCCGGTGACGATCACGACGTCCCGCACGGGCCTCCCTTCCAGGGGAGGCCGCGGAGCTACTTCGCGGCGCGCATCCGGGCCTCGTGCGCACGCCGGAACGCGTTGCGGGCTTCCTTGCCCTGCAATCCGTTCTCGACGACCACGGAGTCCCACAGAGCGGCGAACTGCTTCGCGGTCTCGGGGAGGTCGGTGGCGGGGTCGTAGACGGCCTCCACGGTGCAGGTGCATCCGGTGTGGAAGGGCTCCGGTTTGCCGTCGCGCAACGTCAGCGTCCCGGAATCACGGGTGTTGTAGACGGGGCCGCGTGAGGCGAGCATCGCGCAGAACGCGCACGCTTTCGCGCCCGTGATGCGCTGGTAGCCCAGCGCCAGGTCATCGCGGCGGATCGCCTGGTCCAGCGCGCCACGGCCCCCGCCTGCAGCGTGACGCATCGCCGCAGCGGCAACGCCCGGTCCTGCGCGTTCGGCGGCCTCGTGCGGGTCGAGCCCGGCAGCGCTCAGACGCTTGATAGTGCTCGGGCCGGTCACAAGCAACGACACCTCGGCGGCGTCGCGCCACCCCGCCTCGAGTACTTCCCGGGGCGGCGGCACGAGGCCGGCGCCGAGCTCGGCGCGGCGGAACGCCTCGAAGTAGTCCAGCGCCACCCGCTCGGACTTCGAGCGGTGGCGGCCGATCAACTCCAGCACCCGCCGTTTCCAGCCCGACACCGTGACGTCGAGCCGGAACGGATCGAGCAACGACCACAACCCGAGCACATCGCGGACCAGGCGGACGCTGTCGTTGGCCTGCGCACGGCGGTGCTGATCGGTGAGCCTGGTGCCCTCAGCCGTTACCGCCATTCACCACCGCCCAACCTCACACCAACACTGTGATCCGAGTCACGACCTGGTCGGACTTCTTGGAATGTGTACGAGTGGCTGGTGGTTGCCAGTGAGAGCTGCGGGTTGCTGCACGAAGCTGTTGCGCAAGTCAGCGCGATAACCAGTCGCTCCATAGACAACAACGTTGAACTTCTTTTAATAGCCGCCTATTTGCTGGCTTGCCACGCGATAGGCCATCGTGTGCTCGACGAGCGCGAGGAGGTGGCCATGTTGTCGAATGCCGTGACGGTCGGCCTGTTGGCAGCCGCGATCACGGGAGTGTGCAGCCTTCTACGGTTCGCCATCGCGATGAGGAAGACCGCTCCTGCTGACAGGCCCGACATCATTCGTGCGCTGAACGAGGGAACCGCGTCAGGCGCAATCGGTCAGCAGGTCCGGCGGAGATCCACAAGACGCCGTGCGCGCGCGGACGACGCTGGCACGGACTAGTCGGGAAATGTCGCACGACCGAGGACATCGGCCAACAGCGTGTGGCCGTCGGCTGACGAGGGCATCGCCGCCCAGCGTTGAACGTCGGTGTCGGTGACTCCGGGAAGTCGTTCCCATGTCGACTGGGGCGGTACTCCGAGCATCGTGACGGCCTTACCCCAGGCGTCGACCACGGCGGCCAGCGAGCGGGACTGGGTGTTGCGCCAGCGGACTTGCGCGGTGGTGTCCTGCCATCCGGTGAGATCTCCGGCGAGCAGGCAGCACAACCGCAGGACCTGTTCCCAGCTTTCGCCGTAGGAGGTGCGGCGCTCGCCTACTCGGCGCTGTAGTCCGTCCTCGGCGGCGTCGAGTGCGTCGGCCGCGAGGTTCGTCAGGCTCGCCAACAGCGTGTGCGGCGGGGTCTGCGTGATCGCCGCCAGGTGCCGCAACACCTGTTCGAGTACTTCGACGTAGCCGCTCAGTGGGCTTGCGTCGAACGTGCCGAAGCGTGTTTCCGGGCTGTCCGAGTGCAACAGCCGGTCCGGGCCGATCGGTGGCTCTTCGCCGTCGTCGAGTTCGAGCCCGGCCGCCCAGCGCTGCCGATGCGCCCCGGACTGCGAAGCGGCCATCAACAGGAACGTCTGGAAGTTGACGCGGTCCTGAATGTCGAGGATCGGTTCCACGACACCGGGCGTGTGGCCGTCGAGGTCGTCCTCGTCCACGAACCGGATGACCGGGCAGACGCCCACACCGTGTTCGCGGTGTTCCACGTAGGACAGCGCCCCGTCCCGGTCCGGGGCGAGGAAGTAGACAGCCTGGTCGTCGTACAGCCGGTAGAGCGTCTGCGGGCCGGACGGGCTGTAGGAACGCGATTTCAGCAGCGCGTACACGGGCCATTCGTCGTCCGGGTCCGCGTAGAACGCGCTCATGTTCTGCGGTGAGTGGCCCTTGATGACCGGCCCCGGATCACCAGGCAGCACCGTCACGAACGCCGTCCCGTACTTCAGCGCCGCACGGTGCACGGCGGCTTGCCTGCGCGCCATGCGGTTGCCGGTCCAGTGGCGCCACCCGGCCGAGTCGCCGGCGGTGGCGCTCGGGTCCGTGGCGCGGTAGCCGTCCACGAACAGGTTCTGCGCCATGAGCTGCACCAGCAGTCGGCACCAGTTGGTCCGGCTCTTGCGCAGCATCCACAGGTAGTGGGCTTTCGCGTTCTTGGGCGCGAACGGTAGATCGTGGTCGCCCTTGACGTACCGGTGGATCTTGTCGTTGCGGGTCTGGTCCGGCCAGCGGCCGAGCAGGCGTTGCGCCACGTCAGCGGTTTCCGTGCGCGTAAGCGCCACCTGTCACCCCCTTGTCTTGGTGTTGGGGCGTCAGGTGAAGACGCGGAGCTTGCCGCCGCGCTTGCGTGCACGCTTGGCCCACGCGGGCGAGGCGAGCACCAAGCGGCGGACGTGCCGGGCGATGATCAGGCAGACGGCCAAGTCGATTTTGTGCGGGGACTCCCGCGACTCTTTCGAGATGGTCACGCCGTACCGGTTTGGTGACCGGCGCGCGTTGAGAACGTGCCGCCGCAGCCTCAGATCTCCGTCATGGGTCAGGGTGCGGTCGCGGATGTCGATCAACGCGCGGCCGGTGGCTTGGGTGGTTTCCTGGGCACGGCCGCGCATGTCGAACGCGACGGCGTGCCGATTGCGGCCTGTGCTGGCTTCGATCAGAAGGTCGTCGCCGAACTCCAGCGCCCAACTGTCCACATAGGATTCAAACTCACGGACGTCAGCGAAGAATCCCACGACGTCGAACCGCTCGAACGCAGTACGCACAGCCAGGTCCGCCGCGTCCCGGTCGACCTGCCAGGCCTGGTCGGCGGGAAGGTCCTCGGGGCGTTCCTGCACGTGCAGCACACCCGCGTGTCCATCCGACATGCGCACGCCGAGCAGGCCGGTTGCGTCGTCGCTCTTGCTGCCGTCGAACATCATCACGATGGTGTCGCCGTCGTCGAACGGCGGGGCGTCCTCGTCCAGACAACCGTCCCACTCGGACACGGTGGTCCAGGCGGTCGCGGCGGCCCCGGCGACGTTGAAGAAGTAGCGCTTGCTCTCCTCGACGTCCTTCGCGATGTCCCAGAACTCGTTCTCGACGATCCCGGCCAGGTCCATCCACGCAGCGGCCGGTCCGTAGACCTCGGTGAGCGCGGCGACCATCGCGTCCAGGTCGGTGAGATCGACGTCGGCCGGGGCGTGCCGGTGGTCCCACAGCAGCCGGGACGCACGCGTGCGTCCCTCCCTGATTGCGTTGGCCTGCTTGTGGACCGTCTCCAGCGTGGAGTCTTGACCGCCCTGGTACATCGTCGAGGTGAGCAGTCCCCACGGCTCGGCCGCGCGCCTCTTCCTCAGGTTCCTGTCCACCGTCTTGAACATCCGCCGCAACTCCGGCGTGATGTAGAGGTGCGGCTCGTCGTAGATCGCCAAGCTCTCCTTGCCGCCGTCCTTTGCGGACGAACTGGCGGTGGACGGGATGATCTCGCCACCCTCGGGCAGCAAGATCCGCGTCAGCCCGGCGGCGTCGCGAGGCAGGTCCTCACCGAGCGGTCCCTGTGCCAGGTTGAAGTGAATGACGTCGTAGGTGTTGCCCGCCTGCGACTCTTCCGTTGCGAGACAACGAATGTACGGATAGGTGATCGGGCGGCCCATCGGCTCACCCGGCGAGTAGGTGTAGGTGAAGCCCCGCCACGTGAAGGTTTCGCCACCCTCGGCCCAGCCGGCGAATCGGGCGGGGCCACGCGCCTCGAACAGGCCGACGAACCCGGCAAGCTCGCTCTTGGCGCGGCCCTTCGCCCGCACGAGCGCGGCACGCGAGTAGAGGCGGCGGCCCTGCCGGTTCAGGCTGTACGCGTCGGTGATGAACCCGGCGAACTCGTCGTCAAGCTCGACGTCATCGCCTTGTACGTCACCAGGTCCGTGCACGGCCCAGTGTTCGATCCACGCGCAGGCCAACCAGCCCAGCGAACGCGTGCGGTCGTGCTCGGGGGCGTAGACGAGTTCACGAGGCACCAGACAACCTCTTGCGGCGCTCGTCCAGTCGCGTCACGGCGGCAGGATCTGCCGCGGACGTGGCGGATTCGTCCACCGGGTCGACGTACCGGATACGGAGCTTGAGACGGTCCTCGTGCGTGAGGCCGAGCTTTGCCGACCGCAACCGCAGCTCCGGCGCTCGGTTCAACTCGCCGCGCCAGAAGTCGTCCACCAGGCGGGCCGTCTCGATCGCGAACCGCCAGTCGGTGTCAGTCCACAACCGACAGTGCGGCATCCGTCGCACAGCCTCCCACCACGCCCGCGTCTCGACATGCCAGCGCTGACGACCGCGCGACGGAAGATCAGGAGATGTGCCGGTCCACGGGACGTTCTCCACGGTGGTCCAGTCGTAGGACTTCGCATTGCGGTTGCGGGGGTTCTCGCTGGGCGGACGACCGGTAATCGCCACGCTCACCCCCTGGTCGGCCACGTTTGCGCGGATCGTGCGAGCCGCTAGCATTTGTGGATGGCTGGCACCATCTCCGGTTTCTACCTACGTCAGACCCGCGACCTATGGCTGTGCGGGGAGCCTGAGGGCTGGGCAGAGATAATGACCGGAAAAGGACCGTGGTCCCACGAGGTATTTACCGAGACGGTATGGTCTCATGAAATTGACGCCGGGATCTCGATTTCCGGCCAGCGGCAAGGGACTTTTGAATTCGACTTCGCAGGCTACCCCTCGGCTCTTACCGACTGGGACGAAGGCGACTCCCCCTCCGCCTTCGATTTCGATGAACTTCTTCGAGCCACGCGCGTGCGGGTCAACGTAATGAATGCGTTCGCATTGGCCCTACACTCGGCGTTCGTGTCGGTAGAGCGCCACGGTGCCGAGCCCTTTTCGTTGACGCACACTGATCTTTACCACCGGCATCCGTCGGGAAATGGAATTGGCGGCAACGCAATCCTCGGCTTGCCCAATACGCCGGAGGACAAGTGGCGCGCTGGCGGCGCTGTCTCGGCGGCGGTGATGGACAAGGCCGCCGATCTGCTAAACCAAGTCCTACAACACGAGGCGCCCGGCACGCTAGACCTCATCGTCTTGGTTAACCAAGCCCTGGTTGCGCACACGAAACATGACTTTGCTGGCTCCATCATCGCATTTTGGACGGTTTGCGAGGCATTGCAGAACCAGCTATGGAAAAGCTACTACGAACAGCAAATCGCGGCAGCAGGTGGAACGGTGAGCAAGAAGCGTCGAGAAAAGCTGAACGGCCGAGACTTCACGGCGTCCATTGTTTCTGAAATTCTTGGCCTGGCCGGAGTTCTGCCCGCCCCGCTTCACGCCTCGCTTGACGAGAACCGGATTCTGCGCAACAAGTGGCTGCATGGCGGGAAGATCCCGACGTACATCGACTCCGGCAAATGCGGCGAGACCGTGAAGGAGATGTTGAGGCTTACGCTAGGAATCGACCTGCCTTTGGCCCTTTCCATCGGAGCGTCTGGCCTCTAAGTCTCAATCAAGGCTTTGGGTACGGCTTGTGCATCCGCCGCAGCACGCGCCGCGTGGTCTTGTTCAATGGAAGGATGTACCGGTGCTTGACCGGTAGATTCCGTATCCGGTGGGCCTGCGGGTCGACTGTGCGGCGCACGTAGTCGAGGCTCGTCTCGTCCGTTCGCTTGCGGTACCGGGCGAAGTTGGACACGGTCCTGCCGTGGGTCTTCACGCCCTGCACCAGGTAGTAGGCATCCGAGCTTCCGCGCGCTCCGGTGTAGAGCCAGCTAGCGGCCTGGTAGACGCCGCCGTGATGGCCCTGCGCGGTATCGGCGTAGGAAACGACCAGGCGCAGGCCGGGGCACGCGGCGCGGAGCTGGCGCAGGCTCGCGGCGATCATCTGCGTGACTGGCGAGTCGTGGTCGGTGAGCGCGATGCGGACCAGCTCGACGCATTCGGTTTGTGTCAGCCCGAACGGGCTGGACATGTGGTTGTTCGCGCCTCGGCCGTAGACGATCGCGCCGATGAACCGACAGTCCTCCCACACACCAAAGCACGCGATCTTGCCGTTGGGCAGGGTGCCCGAGTAGTGCCAGCGCTGGGCCGCGTACTTCGCGGCGGCGCGCGTGCACGGGGCAACGAGAAGGTCAGTCGCGCGGCTCAC